ATGTGAGGCCGTTCTTCTCTGAGACTACATCTACGTTATAGTTCTCTTCATTGTTTACGATGGTGTGACCATTGCTACTAAGATAACCTGCTAAGGCTTTACGGGCTGGTTCATCATAGGCTTCATACAAAGCTTTACTGAATGGTCTCTTTACCATGTTCATACTGGTACTCCATCAATTATATCTAGGAACTCTCTTAGCTCATGGTATCCTCCTATGCGTGTGCCATCAGAAGAAAAGATTTGAGGGAAAGTCCGGTAATTATTCGAATCCTCCATCAGCTGACGTATAAAAATAGAACTATCTGTATCTGTATTGTACTCAACGTAACTTATCCCTGCACCTTTCAAGAGAGCCTTGGCAGTATCACAGAAACTACATTGGTTACGAGTTAATATTGTGTACATGTTTAGTATCCTTGGTTAAGTGAGCAGGTTTATTAACTGGGTCGAAACTCATCTCTTGTTGTTTCTGATCTAAATTCCACTTAGCCATTAATTTTTTTCCTTTTAGTGTGTAAGTAAAGCAGTGTTTGCCTTTTGTATCTTTATAAAATGCCTCACCTGTATCTAATGCTTCTTTTAATCTAGAAGCAAAGGGTTTTAATACGCCTTTATATTTTGTTCTTATAGCTTTGTCGTGATATTTTTTATCTCCATGAACAATTATTCTAGCACCTTTCTTGTGACCTAAGTATTTAAAGTTTGATGCTTTATATATTGTACCAGAATGACCATACTCTGCATCTGCGTAAGAAACTACTATCTTACCACCCCAATCTTTTGTAAGTTTTCTTAAAGATCTACCTATGAGAAAACTCTCTGCATTTTTAGGTGTATCATCAACACAGCATAATCTTCTTAATTCTATTACATCATCTATACTATCCCCAAATCTCTTCCATTGATTTGCCATAGCTAATCTACCATAGAATAAAGCCCCCTTCATATTACCTTCTTTATCTCTCAAGCTATAACAATAGTCAGCAATACAACCATTAATAGATTTGGAGTAGTGCCACTTTTCTATAAAATCTGATATACTAGATCTATCTTCTTTTTGTACATACCAATATTTAAGAGTCATTTTATTACTATCCACATTAAACGAGATCTACAATCTCACAGCTATCCCCAGAACAAGCCAAGGTTTGGCTACCTGCCGTATTGTCTTCATTCTCATACTCCGATAACTTAGACCAGTCAATACTTGTAGGCATAACAGATGACAACATATCGTAGTCTGACTTACCACACTCTTGATAAGGTGCTTGCTGGTAGGTGTGCTCATTGTAAGGCAGGAAGGATACACCTGACATCTCATCAAAGTGTTTGTACACGAATGCACCTACCTCAAACCATTCATCCTTCTTGACGTTGATTGTTACAGAGGGTTTATGTTCACACCAGTTACGTTGATAGGCAAGCCACATCTCAAGTTGTTCTACGGCTGTCATATCAGCTGTGACTACAGCCCCTTCAGGAGCCTTCTGTGGGAAACTAAACACAGTTGTCTGGTCAGGCTTCATGGCACAAGGCTCGTTAGGTATACCCTGATCATTCATGAACTGTGTTAGTGGGTCTTTGTTGTCACCCCTAACGGTACGGATGTAGTAACGAGAGTGACGGGCATGGATACCACTGGCTGAGTCAACGAGTTGGGAGACTGTTCCTGAGGGCTTAACACAGGTGACAGCAGCAGACACAGGGATACCAAGTTTAGAAGCCCACTCGACATTAGTATCAACAGCAACTTGTTTAAGGTGTGTTAGTGTCTTACTCAATCCTTTGTTCTTCAAAGTCATCAGAGGATTGTCCATGATACCTGTCAAGGAGACACCAAGCAGACGTTCTTCTGCTGTGTTATCTGCCCACTGTTTACGTAGATAAGGGAACTTAGTGAAGGTTGATTGGATAGTACCTAAGATCGTAGCTAGACGTACCTTTTCCTCTAGTGTCTCAAGAGTATCTGTTGCTCGGACTACACACTCGGTTAGGTTGCAGAACTGTGATGGACGTAGGATAATCTCAGAACACGGGTTGGTCCCGAACTCGTAGTTAGGATCACGACGTCCATTCTTTTCTGCCTGTGCTTTAGATGCCTGACGATTGAAGATACCTCTTTCACCACTACCACTCTCAACCAAGGCCATCCACTCACGCATGAATGAAACAGCATCAGGCTTCTCAGTGTAGCTCACAGAGTTGTTAGCTAGTGCTCGTTGAGGTTCATTCTCCCACCATTTACCTGACTTAGCATGACGCATACGGTCATCACTTAGGTTGGACAGAGAAATCATAGCTGATCGACGTACACCACCTACAACAACTACTTCACCAATTTTACACATGATGTCATGACACTCAATGGAAGATAGCTTACGGTTTTGTGCTTCCTTGAAGGTACGGACAGTAAAGTTAAATAGATCAACCAAAGGTGCTGGACCTGAAGCACGTCCACCGAATGTCTTGAGTGGAGCACCAGCTGGACGAACCTTAGATACATCCCATGTAGGGATTTCACCACTGTACAGGAGTGCAATCAATTGACGAAGAGCCTTAGCCCAACCTTCCTTACTATCCTTAACGACGATGTTAGTCTCACTGTCGAACAACTCAGGGACTTCAGGGAGCTTAGTAACGGACTGCCTCTCGACGGAGAAGCCAACACCAGTACCACAGAGCAAGATAAACATAGCCTCATCGAAGGATTTAAGGTCATCTACGGCTAGGTAACTACAGTTGTACATGCATGTGTTGTCTCGGTCAGCAGCTGTGCCAGCAGTCATAAGTGAACGCATGGAAGGCATTACCTCAAGACCAAGGATAGCTTGCTCTAGTTTGTACTTAGTATCTGGGTCAACCATGTCTCGGATAATATTGACTGAGAAACGTGTGACAGTATCGTCCCATGACTCACGTCCTGTATCGTCGTAGTACTTGGCATACCGTGACTTATGAATGAAAGACTGGTAGTCTGTTGGAAGGTGGTTGTTCATCTGTTATCTCCTGATCCTTGAAGAACACCACGAGATGCCCTGTCCTCTAGCTTGTCTACGTTTATGTTTATAATTTCTTGAAGATTAGTGTTAAAGTAATTAGCTATTGCTGTTATGTAAAATACAACATCACCTAATTCATATTTAATTTCCTTTTCATTAATAGTAGCCCCGTCACGAATATGTTTTTTAATTCTTTCAGCTACTTTACCTGCCTTAATTACTAACTTGTGTGTATACTCTAGTAGCTTTAACTCAGCCTTTGTAGGTTCTTTGCCTTCAACAAAAATATGTTTATGAACCTTCTCAGCTATTTCACCTGCTTCACCTACTAGACCGAGTACATTCTCGATCAATCTAGTCTCACCCTTTGTTAGTATCTTACCCTCAACAAAAGCAGAGTATTCTAAGGCAGAGACATCACTCCCTTTAAAGGCATCAATATCGTCTTGGCTAATCATCCTTCTTCAATCCTTTTCCATTCTTTTATTTCTTCATCTAGGTTTATGTAGTCATCAAAGTCTATAAGCCCTTCGTCCAGTAAGAACTTAACTACGTACTCTTCTGTTATTTCATTCTCTTCTAGTAGATGCATTAGACCGTAGTTTTCTACTAAGGCTTTTAATTTAGATTCGAAGTCGAACATTTGTACTCAATCTCCACAGGTTCAGGGCTACGGTTAATTGTGTGGGTGTCTTTGTATGCATCAGAAAAGCTAGAGTAGTAAACGTCTACCTCTGCCCAAGAGTTATCTGGAAACAAACCAAGACAAATATTATAGCACATCCCATCTTCTTCTTCAAATGGTCCTTCTATAAATTTGTGTATTTTTATTGTTGTCATTTGAGCCACTCCTCAGGAATTAGTTTATCAGCATAAAGGAATCCGTTTTTGTCACACCACATTCCATAAGTTGTCTTCGATCCTTTGTTGATCTTAGCCCTAGAGTTGCTGAATACAAAACGAATGTCAAGTTTTGGATACTGTTTCTTTATTAAAAAATGTTTCTTTCTATCAGCTAGAATAAACCTACCTTTAGTTTCTATGATGACTCCATTAGGTAACTCGAAGTCAGGTGTGTAGGTTCTAAACTCATGTACCTCATACCTGATCTTAAACTTTTCATACTTAAAGGGAATTGATAACTCCTGAAGTTGTTTAGAGACTCTGTCCTCAAGGCCAGACCGATAGCCATACTTGATACCATACTTTTTAGAACTCATTTCGATCCACCTCAAATGCTCTCGGCTCAGAGACTACATCAACCAAGTGAACTGGTCCTGTGCTGTACAAGAAGGTACGAGCCTCAGGCCAGCAGATACGATTGAACTCACAGTAATTACAAGAGATAGATAACTTAGTATTAGGGCTAGTCTTTGACTGAGGTATTGGAGCTATACGATCCTCAGGGATAGGACCAGTCACCATCTCTTTTGTTTCCGACATCTCTTGTTCTTTAGTCTTTAACTCTTCCGTAAAGTCATAGACATCTAGGCAGATGTGTCCGTTTACTTTGTCAATAACTAGGAAGGCTCCAGCTGTCTTGTTGGTAACCAGAGGATCATCCTTAGCTGCATACACATAGGAAGATAGCTGAGAGATGTAACCAAAGGGATCATCATTTCGTAGGTTACCTTCCTTGAACTTCTTGAAGGCAAAGGGAGAGGCTGACTTAACGTCTACAGTCATACCATCAATCACTGCATCTCTGTGTCCTTTGATACCATGTACACTCAAACGATCCTGTTGACCTTTAACATCATGACCTGCTGCAAGTGCAAGGGTCAGTGCTAACTCTTCGATCATGTCACCAAAGAAGAACTTGAGTAGGCCATTGGGCTGTATCTTCTCAGCATCTTTAGTCTGGTTGATCTTGTACCAGAGTTTACGTTTACATGCTGTACCAATGGAAGACAGGGACAAGTAACCTCGTGGCTCTTGTGGTTTACTGAACCGTTGGTTTGCTACAAGTGAAATCCCTTTACCCATTATTGAACCAAGGGTTCCATCCCAACCACCCTTACCTTCGATCACATTGTACATGTCTTCTACTAATGTTTTAATTTCTTTTGTCATTATTATTCTCCTTCATTAAGTAAAGATTTCCAAGACACAGGGAACAACTCAGCCATCTTCTCACTGATCTGGTCTGCTACTACCCGTGTCTCTAGCTGTGTGTCAGGTGCACAACGGAGCCTACACATGTCAGCCCAAGCATCCAGACTACCTGACCAGTACCACTCAGTCATCAGGCTAGTTGGCAGTACCATACGTGCTTGTTCCTCACAGACACCACGAGATAGCAGATAGGTGTACTGTTTAGCTGCCTCTATACCTGCCTGTTCTATAACAGAATCCAACACACTGTCTTCCATGTCATCCCCACTGCCTTGCTTCTTATCCAAGGATGCTTCCCTTAGTTGAGGCTTGTAGAACTCAGGCTTATCTGACACGTACCTACGACTGATTTCATTCCAACGTAGGAACTTATGCTTCACTAGCTGCCTAGCTACAAACACTGGAGCTTTGATGTGGAATGATGCAAAGCAATGTCCGAACGGAGAGATGTGCTTGTGCTTGGCAAGATACTTAATAAGTTTATGATCCTTCTCCTTCAACACAGGTGGACCCCACACATCACTCGTATCCATCTCAGATGTCTTACCAAAACTTACCCGTGCTGCGTTAGCAACTGACAGGTCAGTGCCGAGTCGATCAATGTAAGTTACCTCAGTCATCTACCTTTACTCCGACACACTCTAGCATTTGATTCTTATCACTAACCAATACACTTGCATGTTTTAACTGTGCTCTACACAAAGTCTCGTTGGCATGTGTGCTGAGGTGGTGGTAACGAACACCCTGTTCTGGGATAAATATGAACCAGATTAGTAAGAAGATCATCTTTTCTTTTCCTTCTGTGGGTGGACACCCCATTATGGGATGCCCTTTGTTTGTTAGTCTTCTTCAAGTATACTTTTGATTTTCTTCTTTAGGAAGTATATCTCAATCAGCATTGCTGCTAACATACCCAAGAAAAAAGCAGTGACTAAATCTAAAAGTACAGAGTCCATCACCAGACCATATCTTTCTCTGCTTCTTCATAAGGTACATGATCAACCACGGCTACCCCTTCAAGACGTACAGACGGTGACTTACCACCTGAGTAGATAGAGACCTTGACTGCAACCTTAGTACCATTACCTAGAGCACCATCAACATCGAAGTCCCAAGGTTTTGATCCTCGGCCTTCAGTCCAGTTAAGAACCTTAGGTGCTCCACCAAAATCTTCGATGCCTGAACTGTGTTTGTTGGGGCGTTTGAGTTTCATACCCTTACGTCCACCAGCAAAGTCAAATTCTTTCACCATCTTATAGTTGTTAGATACTTCTGGAAAGCCAGCTGCCATGAGTTTACCTAATTCATCCTTATCATTTGGAATGAATATACAGTTGTATGAACCCTCAGTAGCTAGATGATACTCACCATCATCCATGTTCTGAGGAAACACACGGGCATAGTATACTTCACCAGTTGCTTCGACGTATTTACTTTTAGACATTCTATTCTCCTATGCTGTCTGTTTGTAGGTGTTAATCTTGTACAATAAAAGTCAGTGAGTGTCAAGCCATGACTTGCCTATGTCCGTTGATCCAGCTAGAGGACACATGATACCTAACTCAAGTCCGACACTCTCAATGGACTTGCGTTGTATTGCACCTAGTCTCTCAGCCTGATCCTTGGAGCCAAACACTTCTGTCTGCCACTCGTCATGAGGCCAAGTTACTAACTTAAAGTTAATCCTTTCTTTGTTTGCCATACCTATCCATTTACGTGTGGCATGTTTCATTATGGTTGACTCACCGTTCTGTAGCATACCTGCCAGTGTCTTGTGTTCATTAGGAACCTTGACCTTCCGTCCGTCATAACCACGGAAGTACCCTCGTTCTGCAATGGCAGGGACTACAGACTTCTTTAGTTTCTTCAAGCCTGAGATACTTTCCATGAAGTTGTTGACTGCTGCGTTAGCCTGTCTCATATCTGTCTTTAGTATCTGGCTGATCTTGCCTGTACCTGCACCTAGCAGGAAGGCATAGATGAATGTCTTTGCCATGTCCCTAGTGATGTGGGATAGACCAAGAGCCTTGCGATTAAGATTGTGTATGTCTGTTTCATTCTCCTTCTTACCTGTAATGATAGCATCTATATACTCTTGGCTCTCCATCAGGTCAGCCAATATTCTTAGTTGGATACCTTCAGCATCTGTACCCACTAGGTAGTTACCTTCCTCAACCATCCACAGACCACGTAATAACCCATCGTACTTAGCCTTCACCTTCTCTACATCAGTCTTGGGTGTGCCGTGGAACTGTGCTGGGATGTTAGCTTGGTTAGGTGCTGAGTGTGATAACCTTCCTGTCCATGCACCAATGTGTGTGAACCTACCGTGGATACGTCCGTCCTCTGCTACACAACCTAGCCACTCCATCAGGCTAGACCTGCGACCCTCAAGTGTGAGCCACTCAGCTAACGCCTTAGCCCCTGATGGTGCATCAATAGGTAAAGTGTTGAGGTTAGTCTCATTGCACATCCATCCGTAGAACTTAAACTTCTGTTCTCTCTCAGGATCATTCTCTCCATCACGTTCAAAGGCTATGTGTCCCTTGGTCTTATCAACAGGTGACCAGCCAGCTTGCCATAGTCTTTCGATACGATGTTTGGTTGATGATGGTTTGAATGGTACATAACTGTAGCACAGTAGTTCTTCACCATCCTTCTTAGTCTTCTCGTACTTCTCTAGTGCATCAGTCACATTCTTATACAGTGAACCATCAGCCTTCAGTCTATACTTAATACGGTTGACCTCGGTAAGTACTGGTGGGAAGTCATGTTGGAACTGTAGTTCTAGTTGATCCATGCGTGTGAGTATCTCACCTAAGAACTCTTCAGCCTTGTCTTCATCAAACTTAAAACCATTAGTCTTCATGTCTTCACATGTGATCTGTATGTCATGTTCAAGACGTAACGATCTAGCCCATGACTTATCAAAGATAACTGACTTGAACTTGTTAAACAGTCTGACTGTAACCTCTACGTCATTGACGCAGTAGTCAATCATCTCCTGTGTCAGGCCACCCTCGAAGTCTTTGAAGTTACCCTTGTACAGGCCAAGACGTTTACCCCATGCATCAAGGGAGTGACCACCTTGGATGTTATAGTCTAACATACGGGAGACCACAAGGGTATCGACTACATCCTGAGGCTTGATGGTGTGTCCAAGGATACGGTTGAGGACAGGCACATCAAAGCCAATGCCGTTATGGAATACAAACTTATCATATCCAGAGCAGTAGTCCTTGAACCGTGTAGCCTCATCTGGGTCACTGTCGAGGTGCTTGAACACATCAACTACCTTTGTGTTAACATCTTTGGCTACAACAACCCAGATGTGGGTAGCAGCTAGGCTGTCAGTCTCTATGTCCATTGCTGTTATCTTCATCATGCGAACCTATCGAACTTCTCTTTGAGGGTGAAGCTATCTGAATCAAATGATAGTGACCCTGCATGTCCTGTTGTACCAGCTGGTCTGTTCTTGGTGACCAATAGCTTTGTAGTGTTACGATCCTCATCATCCTCAGACATCTTGTCACGTTCAAGTTTGACTACAACACTAGCCCTCTTACCGATGGTACGGCAGTCCCTGATCTGTCCGTCATCATTCTCGTGGGCAATAGTAACGATACCTACATTCAACTCAGCTGACATACGAGACAGCTGCACTGACAGGGCAGACAACCACTTCTCAATACTCTCATCTGTCTGTCTTGAGTAAGCCAAGTCTTGGATAGGCTCAAAGAATACATACTTCACACCACATGCCTGACTGAAGTAACGGATGCGGTTGAGTATCTCCATTGGGTCTTCGTCTACACCGATAGTAAACTGGTAGAGGTTCTCCTTCTCAGTCAATTCAACCAAGGCTTGGTCAACCTCTTCAGCCATCTCAGCCTCGTCGATCAAGTCTTTACGTGTCAGGTTCTTACCTAGCTTGTAGGACACCAGCCCCAGCAACCCACGTTTCTTTGTTTCTTCAAGGTGGCAGATAGCTATCGGTACATCTGTGTGTTTAGACAGGAAGTGGTACTCCAAGTACCTCATGAACTCAGTCTTACCTATACCCTCAGGTGCTTGGAACACAGTCAGGTGTCCTTGCATAAGACCCAAGGCTACCTCATCAAAGGCTGAGATACCTGTGGGTAGGTAAGTTGCATCGTCCTCTTCATGTAGGATACCCAAGAACTGCTCAGGTGTATTCCATACGTTCTGTGGTGTATACTTCTTAGCATTGTAGAATGCTGATCGGTATGCCTGACCTGCCCCTGCCTGTAAGAACTCATTAGCATCCTTGTACTTGTCATGTGGTATGCGGTATACTTTGTTAGGAAACAGGTTAGCTATCTTATCTGCTACACCATTACCTGCATCGTCGGTATCAACAGACAGGATAATCTTTTCGAAACTGTCAAGCCATGTCTTGGCATCCCCCTGCCACAACTTTTTGTTAGGTGAGGCTGAAGGTAAGGATACTACAGGATACTTCTTCTCTAACATCTGGAAG